GTACAGACCGATGTCGCCACAAGGTAGGGAAGCGCGTCGGAAATTGGCCCATGAGGCCTTGAACAAGGTCAGGGAGGCTAAGAGCCGGTCGGCCGGCGGTTAGCTCAAGTTGCTCGCTACTTCTTTTGTTTCCGCATGACGGGTAGGCGCGGCGGCACACCGATAGCCCCAGATACGAATCCAAATCAGACCCGAATCGCACCCAGATCCTGAATCGGACGACCCAAGGGACCCCATCTTCGTTGCGGAGATGGTTGGGCATCGAATCGCACCCTTTGGACCCGCAATAGGAGACTCGGATGGCCCTCGGACCGTTCACCAGCTACTCGCCGCCCGGTATCTACGTACGCACTTTGGCGGAAGCCAACGTCTCCAACGTCGTGGCCGGGCTTCGCCTGCCGGTCATCATCGGCGTGGGGCAGGAGGAACTCGAAACGCTCGATCTAGAGCTGGTGCGAGGATCCAGTGCCACCGTTGATCAGAAGATCACGGCGGAGGATATCTCGCTCGCTTGGGTTGTCGACGCGACGAACCCTCAAAACTTAGTCCTCGGCGCGCAGGACGGCACACGCACGCAGTTCCGGGTAAGGAATTTCCCGATCACTACGGGAGAGGCGGGGCGTGTAGCGAATGATATTCGTTACGTGATGGCGACCGTCAACGGGTTGCCTGTCGCAGTAAGTGCGGTTCAGGGCGCAAAGGGCCTGGTGACCTTGCAGGTCCCGACGCAGCCGACTGATGCCGTCCGCTGCACGTACAACTTCCATCGCGGCGACACCGTCTTCACGGACGACGTGTCGAGTCAGGTCTCGGTCGAAACGGCGCAGCTCACGACGCCGGCAGCCGAACCGTACAATGTCGTACTCAACACGACGGATACGTTTGTTCTGTCCGTTGATGGCGCGAAGTACAGCATTCCGCTCACACCGAACACGGGAACGACAGCTGCACAGCTCAAGAGCCAGATCGATGCTGTTCTGATCCCGGGTCTTACGACGTCGGTGTTTGTCGACAACAACGGCTTCAACCGGGTGCAGTTCAATGCGGCCGTTTCGCTTCGCGTCGAAGATGGGAACGCGAACGGCACCCTTGGTTTCACCAATGGCACACAGACAGCGCGGAACAGTGTCTTCCGCGTCTACCAGCGACCGATGGTTGATGGTTCGTCTGGTGGTGTGACCACGACCGATCCAAGCAAGTGCGTCGTGAAGGTCAACAACACCCAAGTTGTTCCGACCGTCGTAGATGGTACGAATGGTCTCGTGACGCTGGCTTCGCCGCCTGCGGCTGGATCGACCGTCACGGTTCAATACTACTCGAACACGTGGCAGGACACGTTCGACTATTTGCCGAACACGATGGTGACCTCGGTCATCCGTGCTGGCATCTCGGCGCAGCGGTCAGATTACCTCCAGGGTCAAGACTTCGTCATCTCGAACCCGACTCCGGATGTGTCGATCATCAATTGGGGCACCGGCTTCTCGGTGTCACCGACTCGCACAACCGTTGGTGCCACACCGTTCGACAAGCGCCAGGTCATCCCGACGCTGATCGATCAGCAGATGTTCCTGGCATCGTGCGTACGAGTCGTCGATACCTCAGTTATCCCCGCGCGCACGTCGGACACGGAGTTCCTCCTCCCGGAGGTCCCGACAGTTGGTAACGGCCGCAACACAATCCTCGGCACGGAGCTATATAACTCAGTCACGAACGGCCGCGTTGACCTCGTCAACAATCGTCCGGATCTCGTGCGGGTGTACTCGGGTCGCACGATCCGCGACGCGCTCAACCGAGGTGTTCTGACGGTCGTCGCCGTAGAGGGCCTGTCTCGGAAGGTCACGTTGAAGAGCCCGGTCCCGCCGGATCACAACGTGTATGCGACCTTCTATTACAACAAGGTCGCGGACGACACGTACCTCATGACCTGTTCGACTCCGGGCGCGGTGGGCGTTGGCCAGTACAACGTCTACTCGACGATCCACGGCGATAATCTCTATCAGGTTAAATTCGGCACGAAGGCGGGCCTCGCCGAGACGGTCCAGTGGCCTCGCGGCGTCGAGACCATCTCGGATGCGTCCCACACGGGGGCTGGGACTCCGGTTTCGGAGACCGTGACCGTCACCTTCGGGTCTGACGCAGCAACGAATGCCGTGTACACGAACAAGGGCGCGGGCCCGTGGTCGTTCTATTCGTCATCCAACACCTGGGTCACCAAGCTCAACGGCACAGACTACACGTCGAACCTGAATGCGGCTGCCAAGGGCTACCTCGTCAGCAAGCGCGTCAAGCTCGTCGGTGGCAACGTCTCTCTGAATGGCGTCACCGCAACAACCTTCTCGGCATCGAATAACGCTTTCAACATCACGGTTGATGGCGTTGACGTGGCCGTCTCTCTTGGTACGGGTACGAAGACGCCGGCTGCGATCGTTACGGCGATCAACTCGGCGATCGACGCAGTCGTTCCGTTTAGCCCTGGTCCGAACACCCTTGCTGCTTCGTATCAGATCAGCGGCGGCGACGTGTTCTTCGTGATCCACAGCTTCTCTACGCCGGCGGCTCTTCCGGGAGGATTTGACCACAAGAGCTATGTTCGGGTCCGTCAAGGGACGGCGGAGACCCTCATCGGGTACACGACGTTCCAGCGCGCGGATGGCACGCCGAAGGCGCTCAACAAGCCGGCGACGGTGCTAGGTTCCCTTGCGGGACCTTTCAACATCGTGGCCGGAGTGAATGATACCCTTCAGTTCCGCGTCAACGGCGTGGATTACACGGTATCGCTCACCTCGATCGCGGGTACCTCCGTGTCGGCCAGCACGGTCGCCACCACGATCAACGCCACCCCAGGTCTCTCGGGTGTTGCGTCCGTGGGCACTCTCGACAATCTCAACAAGATTCGGCTCACGAGCCAAACTAACGACGCTCAGAGCCAGATCCTCATGGGGAATGGCACGGCGAACACGCTGTTCGGCTTGACGCAGGGGCAGCTCGTCACACAGACGCTCGTCGATCCACAAGAGGTTGTCGACACTCTTATGTCGACAGCCAGCTTCACCAACGATGGTGTAGCGTACGTCTCGACGTATAACGGCCAGAAGTTCATCACCATCGAGTCGTTGGCCACGGGTGCGTCCACATCGAGTGTAGCGTTTACGGCAAGTGCACAGAGTGCATTCAATCGTATGACCGGGGTTAATATCACGGTCGGTGTGGACGGCGACGTAGGCGAAGATGCGCGTGACATTTTCACGGTCTCTTCATCTAACGCAAGCGGATCAGCCGGCACAGGAGCCCCTGGGCAGACCTATACGGATGCCAAGACAGGTCTTCGGTTCACGGTGCTGCCGTCTTTGACGGGTTCGTATACGAGCAGCGGGTCGTTCACGTTGCTCGTTTCGCAGACTTTCGACGTGAACCCGGCTGTACCGACATACGCGATTCCTGGCCTCGAAACCATCGTCTCCGACACCTTCGGTGTTGGCCTTGGTGACGTGTCAACACTTCAGACTTTCAATCCAGGTGGTCTGGAGCCGGCCAATGGTGACACCTACTTCGTTAGCTACCGCTATCTGAAGCAGGAGTTCGACACCCGTATCTTCCAGCAGCTCAAGACAATTGAGGCGAATTTCGGCCGAACGAACGCAGAGAACCGCGTGACCCTCGGTGCGTACCTGGCTATCCTCAACGGGTCCCTTCTCGTTGCGATCAAACAGGTACTCAAAGCACCGAACAGCAACCAAGCGACGGACACGACGTTCAATCAGGCCATTGCGGATCTCGCGAAGCCGCTTCCTGGCAACGTTCGGCCGGACATCATCGTTCCGCTGGCGACTAGCACCGCGGTCTACTCGTTCCTGACGAACCACTGCGAAACGATGTCGAACATCCGCTTCCAATCGGAGCGTATGGGCTTCCTCGGGTTTGCTTCGGGTACGACGCCGACCTCGGCTCAGACCGTCGCCAGGTCCCTGAACTCGAACCGCATGGTCGTGTTCTACCCAGACAGCGGAGTCATCCCGCTCACTGACGAACAGGGCACAACCTTCGAAAC